TCAGCCCATCCGCTGTTGTGCGATGGAATCGACTTGGAATAATATAAGAGGGAGTAAAAAATGAATATAATTAAAATAGGAGTAATTATTACAATCGTGTTGTTTGCGATATTCTGGCAAATAAGTGAATTAAATAAACAAAACTACAATGATAAAATTAAATTCGCAAACGATTGTAGAGAAAAAGGCAATAAACCGAAAATACTTGATGCGTATGGTTATAAATATGGGATACTTATATGCGCTCACGAATGATCTGTCGATTGTTTCGCACAACGTTTGTGGGCAGACGCCGTTTCCAATGGCGTTTCGCCCGCTGTTGTGCGACGTTGATAATTCGGAGCATGAGTTCGGCACGATGCCGGACGAAACATGACTTATAAAAAAGGAGATTACAAATGGAAGATAATTATTTAAAAATTGAGTTTTATGCTGGTAATACAATTGATACTGCTATGAACGATCTAATGGAATACCGAAAGAAAGGTTTTTTAGCTTGTGGTGATTTTAACGGCAAAACTCTTTATTCTGATAAAGATGATATTAACAGCGCTTATCTTAAAATAACAGGGAAATCGAAATCAGAATTTGATGAAGCCCGTAGAAAAGAACAAGAAGAATATAAAAGAAAACAACAAGAGCATAAAGACAGAGTCCCTGAGTTAACTCAAGAGTGGATTACAAAAGGAAATAAAATTCTTGATGAAAAATACCGAGAAAAATGGGCAAGCGTTGTGCCAATAAGATTAGATGATTTATATCAAGGATTCGAATTAAAAGCATGTCTTGATATTATCAATATCCTGAATAATGATGGAACACTCGAAGATGCAAAATGTGAGATAAAAAAACAAGGCCATTCTGGAATGTCATTCGGATTAGTTTGTTCAATGGTATCTGCATTTTGTGAACGTGGAGTAGAATTTTCGCAGTATGCGAGGGAATAGCGAGTCACGATGACGAGCCATGCGGATAGCGATTAACCATTATCAATGTCCGCACAACGTTGAGATTATGAGACGGTTTTTTGTATTTCAAAAAACTGTGCCGAAGGCCAAGCCGGTATTCCGGCGCAGCTCATAATCTCTGTTGTCAGATGCGGCTGGCTTGGAAGAGTTACATGGACTAATATATTTAGTTAAATAAAGTTTAGGAGATATTATGTTAAAAAGATTAACAAAAACTATATGTTTTTTGCCTGCATTATTTATAGTGCTACCGATGGAGCTTATTTATTATTGGATGCGATGGATAATTATAGGCAAAAGTTTTCCACAATATCCGATGGTACATAAATTAATTATATGGTAGCAGACGACAAATCTGCCAGCCGTTTCTGATAACGTCAGTTTTAACCGAAGTTTTTTGTACTCAAAAAATTTGGGCGAAGTGAAACGAAGCCGGTTAAAACTTGTTAGTTGATGGATGACGTTTGAATAAATTTAAAAAACATAAGGAGAATATATGTCTTGCAAAGTAATAAACCCAGGTTCTGAGAACCACAGGATAATGTTACAAGGTTTCGGTGATTTCATCGGGGCTGATTCTATTGAGTATACTGATCGTGGTAATGGTGAAAAATATTTAGTATCAAAAAATGGTCGTGGTTGGGAGATTAATGTCTCTGGCAATAAATATGATGGTGGTTACGCAACATTTAAAAATAATGACGAATAATACACGTCATTTTTCAACTAACGTTTGCGCGTAGACGCGGTTTTAATTGCGTTTACGCGCTGTTGTCAGATGGAAGCGGTTCGGATAAATAAACTTAGGAGAAAATTAAAATGAATGACTTTATTAATTACTATTTAGGGTGGGTTATTACAACATTGATTATTTCTTATTTTAGAGATAAGACTAAAAATGAAGCATTATTTAGAATAGCGATGAATGTAATAATAATGATAATATTTTACTATGCCACAAGATAGTACACCGCTTCTTTCTGACAACGTTTGCGGGTAACTGACGTTGCCGTAGGCAATGTAGGCGAAACGAAGTGTAGCCGGTTACCCGCTGTTATGTGCTGGTTCGCCCCTCTAAAGTATTAATTAATTATTGACAATATGTATACATCGTACTAATATGTATACATGGCAAGATACGCGAATAATACGACTGTAAGCGTCGAAAAATCACAACAAGAAGTAACCAGCATTTTACGAAAATACGGTGCTGATAGATTCGGGACAATGGAAGACCGTGGAGCCGCACATTTAATGTTTGAATACAAACGGCTTATGATTCAGATAACAGTCCCGATACCGGATAAGGCTGATTTTAGGAAATCTGATACTGGCCGGATCAGAAAACAAGGTCAGATAGATGCGGCGCATGAACAGGCCGTGCGACAAAGATGGAGAGCCTTAGTTTTATCTGTTAAAGCAAAGCTTGAAGCCGTTGAAACTGGTATATCGACACTTGAAAAGGAATTTATGGCTTTCGTGGTTATGCCAGACGGGAAACAATTATCAGATCATATATTACCGCAATTAACAACGATGGCCGAAACGGGTAAAATGCCGAAAATGTTGGGGGCTGGTAATGGCTAAAACAAATTTATCGGCCAGAATCGACGCGGAGCTAAAAAAGAAACTCCGCGTCGATGCCAAAAAAGAAAAACGTACTCTGAGTAATTTAATTGAGATAATTATTCAAAAACATTATGAACGAAAAACCGGGCGAACTGGCACATAACGTTTGCGGGTATCTTGAAGTTTTTTAAACCGAGACCCCGATTTGCGAGCATGAAAATAAATCTCTTATCTATGCGAGTCAAAGCGGATAAGGGCGAGGTTTAAAAAATTTGGTTGAGGCGATAAGTAAAAAATAAAAGGAGAATATATGGAAAAAGATTGTAGGAATTGCAAGCATGATGGGAATCAAATGTTTTTTGGAACTGCATGTACGGGGTGTAGCGCAGATGATATTTTGCATCAACATTGGGAAGAAAAATTATCGCCGAAACCCGACGAGCGCAGCGAGGAGCAGATACACGCTGTTGTCAGATGTGGCGCAATTCGAATAAAAATAACAGAGGATAGCGATCGTTATTATATTGATTTGCGTGGAATAGGGTATAACAGAATATCGTGCAATAGAAAGCATCCGCGAACTGCATTAGATTACCCATTGACGAAAAGCGAAGCATTAATAAATATTTTATGCCAAGAATTAATAAATATAAAGCCAGAAGGATGATCTATTGCGCCATTTCTGACAACTATTAATACATGTACGGCGCTTATTCTCACTACAGTGAGTTAATGCGAATACGTGTTTATTACAAAAAGCGTCATACAAACATTATCGGTGTAAAATCAATCTTCTGTGACCAGTCTGACACAGACCAATCCATGTGAGTATGTGGTCCGAAGGAATATCCGACATCTCCATATCGACCGAGCCTTTCACCTTTTTTGACTGCCTGTCTGTTCTTGACGCAATTATCAACCAAGTGTAAATATCGAACATGAAATAATAATCCGTTATAAATAATATCCAATACAATCATATTCCCGGCAGAGTCAATTCGATGCTGTGGATCAAACCTGAAAATATCATTGTACGTGTCATAGTCATAACAAATAACCCCGTCACATATTGCGTAAACGTCGGTCCCGATAGGATTTAGGCGATCATTGCAATTATGAGATTTATTCGCAAAGTCGATTCCATCATGAAAATCAGGTTTACCGTTTAAAATACGAGGGCCATAATATGAGGATATGTGAGGCGATTCGAGAGGTATAAAATCAACAGGGCTTGCGAATTCTGGTTTAAGTTTTAGGTTTTGTTCCATAGTTAATGATCTTGTTTTCTGTTTTAATTATTCTGTTATCTAAACATGATGAATTAATACACCATAATTTACGCCCTGATCCGTTTAATCTTTCATGACACTTCGGGCATAGTAAATCAGATTGATAACATGTCTGGCCTTCGTTTAATTTTTGTTCCACGGGGCCTTCTGTATTAACTCATTCATTTTATTTGCTAAATTCAATGACGGATTAATTTTGATTATCAACTTATAAATCCACGGCAGACACAGTGCAATAATTATCAAAATTAAATAAAATATCCCTCGACCTTGTTTTTTAATCGTCTCTTGATATGCGTGATTTTTTGCAATCGCTTGACTCTTAAATTTTATGCAATCATTGATTGTCTCAGTTGATTGATTTATAACTTTCTCACTCGTTGCAAGTGCCGAAAATATCTTCCGTTTATCCTTTTTCGGCAAATCAGAATTTTTAACAACCTCGGACGCCTCATCATTCAACTCGATAGCTGCATTATTTTCTTCGACCTGCTTTTCTGGCGTTCGGACGGTTGCAGACTTGCACGTTGTCAATGATGCAAAAATAATAAACAATATCCACATAATCAGAAGCCAAGAAAATGAATCCTCAAATTTTAAAAACTTTTTCATGGTAAACCACTTATTAATTCAATCTCGCCTGAAATTGTTTGGCCGGACTTTGCATGTTCTTCGATGATCAACTTTTTGGCATATTCAGCAGACTCGGTCATCATTGGGCGAGTTATAGTTTTGCAAATTTTACCGCCACTAGCAGCGGGGTCTTTACGGCAATATGTATATGTTGCAAGAAACATTATTTAATTTTAGGCGCCATAGACTGGACTTTTAAATCAATGCCTTTCCCTTTATACTCAATTGGAGAAAAAGCAACTCGATAGGCTATTGCCGCCGGGATCGAAACGAGGGCGATGACGAGAAGTATTAAAATAACTTTTTTGAAATTGTTCCCCCGGAGAATATCCTCCAGAATTGATTCTGTTTTTGATTTTGGTTTCATTTCTTTTTATCCTTTATGATTTCTTCGATTCTCTTTTCAATTGATTCGAACCTATCAAGCATCCCGGAGAATCTACCCATTTTTTCAGCGAAATCTATTTCAACTTTTCGGAGTCTACCGTCCAGCATTTTCATGTCGATGTCTTCGGCTTTCTCTTTCGAGAGGGCATCAAGGCGTTTCCATATCGCAGGGACTTGACGCGAGCGATAAACCGAATAAAACAAAAATGGAATCGCAGGGATGATGACGCTGATGATTGAAATTTCTACAATCTTATCCATTTTTGTTAAAGGTTTGTAACTGCTCTTGCAATAGTATCAACGCCCCGCGAATCTGATGCAATTCGCGCTCAGTATTGGTCAGGAAATTGACCGCCTTTTGTTCTTCGGCTCTCAGTTCCTGTACACGTTTTTCGAGGGATTCTTTCGAAAAGGGATTTTCTAATTCGTTTTTTGAGGACATGGTTGATTTTTTATATTGTTTGTAGTTTGTCAATTAATTTGAGATTCTAATTGTTTAATCTTTGATGTCAGTTCCTGTATTGCTCTAACCAAAACAGGTAACAATTTTCCTGCTGATATTTCTAATTTGTTTGGGTTAGATTCATACACCAAACCAAGCCAATCTGCATTATATTTTTTAGTAATCTCTTTAAAATCCTGAGCAATGAAACCAGAATCTTTAATCCCTATTTTAGATTTATCTCGCATATTCCAAATGAATTTTACAGGTTTAAGATCATTAATAAAATCAAGCCCGATAGGTATTGTTTCAATATTTTTTTTATCCCTTTTATCTGACACGTTTGTCCATGATGCAGCATACATACGATAAACTGTTGTTGATGAATTTCCGAATGTAGCTTCATTTGTCGCCGTAGCGGATGAAGCCGCAGCGGAAGGACCTATCACTGTTAAATTTGAACCAGTTGTTACCAAAAATCCCGCACTAAGACCAAAAAAACAATTATTTATGCCAGTTGTTAAATTATAACCCGCACCCGAACCAAAAATACTGTTACCTCCGCCAGTTGTTAAATTATAACCCGCACTAGAACCATAAATACTATTACCTCCGCCAGTTGTTAAAAATCCTCCAGCTGTCGCACCAAAAATACTATTAGTCGCGCCGGATGTTATGTTCGAACCCGCATTACTACCATAAATACTATTACTTCCGCCAGTTGTTATGTTTGCTCCAACATTTATCCCAAAATATGTATTCCCAGACCCACCTGCCCCAACTCCAACCGTTGCTCCTTGAATTGTGCATACACCCCCCACATTCAACGCACCCTTAATCCCTGCCCCCCCCTCCGAGACAACCAACGCGCCTGTCGTTGTCGATGTTGATACCGTTGTGTCCGTTGTCATAATCTGACCGGTAAAATGATTTGATTTAGTTGTGTGTGCTATCTCAACCCAAGGTTGAGCTGATCCTGTTAAAAAACTTCGCAATTTATATGTATTATTACCTAATCTTCCTGCGAATTGGAATCCTGATCCTGCACTCGCGTTTGTGTATAAATATGTCATTCCAACATATAAATTAGCAGAAGGCGCATTTGTAGCAGTTGATAATGCGGTATAAACACTCACTTTATCAAATGCTGCGTTCCAGTCTGTTATCTCGGTTGGAATTGTTGCTGCAAATCCGGATAATCCAATTGTGGTATTTAATGTATGATCATTTATTGTACCTCCTACACTGAGGTTTGTTCCGACATATAATTTTTTAGCGAATGCGCCTCCGCCTGCCGTACTAAATGCGGCTGCCGTATCTGTTGAACTCGACGCATCAGTTGTGCTTGATCCAGTAAATTTCAGTGCGGAGAAGCTTTGAGCCGCTTCCCCGGCTTTCTTTGCCGCTCCCGCGTCGATATCATTCAAGTCTTGATATATCTGATTGACCTCGCTGTTTTGATCAGAGTACAAAACCGCGCTCGTCGAGATAAGGTTTTTGAATTTCGTTGTGTATGTGATAAATCTTCCCGGCATTTTTTTTCCTTTTAAAAATATTCTATTGTAGCAAGTATTCCTGCTGGCTTTAAATAATCCTTCATTTTGTCGACCGCAGCCCCTACAACAGGGTCTGAAATTCCTGTTGTAAAATCAAGGGAAATATCGAAAGCCCTATATCTGATTGCCCCGGCTCCTGACCATGTTTTTGAACCATCCCAATTATAAGTTCCGTTCCATAGAATTCCGAGCGCATCGGTTGACCGTTCTGTCAGCATTAAATCAGACAGAGGATCAACAAAGTTTGACAGGGTACTAATTATTCCCGGTATCGTCACACCATTATATTTTGTCGATATTTTTGCCAGTAGTCTGATTCTCAATTCCTCATCAGTTAATCCACCGTCAATAATCCCATAATCAGCAGCCCAGAGTTTTAAATTTTCGCCTGAAATAGTTGTAATGTCTTTTAAATTTCTGATTTGCTCTGATATCGTATAAAGATCATTGTAAATTGTGTATAAAACAGATATTGCTTTATACACATTGGATGTCGGCTCCTTAGAGTACATCCCCGGAATGAGGTTCAGAAAATCTTGTAATGTTAAGGCGGCCATATTTACGACAATGCTATACTGGCAAAATCAGTATATGCCTCCTGAGTACTGCTGATCACGACAGATTCGTGTGTTCTATCTCCTGTCGTAGTTCCGATCAGAACTACCAATTTCAAAAGCCCCGGAATCAAATTCGGATTCGATAACTCAAAACAAGCCGACGCGGCCTTGAATGCGTAAACGTCCTCCCCGATGTCGACACCTTGGCTGGTAACGCTCGAAGGATTTACGCCCCCGATATAACTTAAAATTTGCTGCCGGATCACATCGTCCGACACAGCCGCGTTGTATGTTCCATCGATTGTTTTGACAGCCGAAACATAAATAAGAACATTCGTAACCCGTGAAAATTTCATGGCATATACGATGCCGTTTGTAGGATCAGTTACGTTTTGCGTCACAGTTCCCCATGAAGGATTCCCAGCCGGTTTTGTATTATAAATCGAGGTAGCAACAGCCAAATCAGTTCCGCCTTTTACTGTCATGACAATTCCGCCGGGAGGGACGCCATCAACGTCAAAAACTTCTGTTAAATTTTCGTATGCCGAAACTGCCGTGACATCAAGAACCTGCAAAAGAGCTGATCTCATAGCCGGTAGGCTGGATGTTTTTTCAAGAGCATTATTTTCAATTGCTCTGCTTCTAAAATCAGGATCAGCCTCGATGTCTCGACCGTCAAGAAACGCCGCTGCATTTGTGACCTGCAATAATGGCATTCCGGATATGGGAACCGGGATAAATCGAACAGAACCAATTGAGGCATTTTGAGAAAGACCAGAAAGAACGCTTTGAGCTGCCGCCGTTCCTTCTCCATAAACATCAAGCGTCATGTCGGTCAATAATTGATATTGTCTCCCGTCTTCTGTTTCAAAATTTGTTGAATGAGGAATTGTCCCACCTGCCGTCCCGCCTGTAATGGTAAGCGTACCCTGTGATTTTGTGGCACTCAATTTGATTGTAGGGTATGCAGCTCGGACGAGATTTGCGCCTGTGGCTGTGGATATAAATTGCGCATAATACGAATCCTCTTGCTCTTGAATCAGATTGTCATAAATTTTTGTTCCGATCCCGGAGATAATTCCCCAAAATTCAGGAGCCACTAAATCAGGTTTGTTCCCGGACGGATCAGTGCCAACGGCAAGAATCAGACTTTCAATATACGTTTGAATTTCGTCAATCGGTGGTCTAACAAATCCGTTTGAGGTGACGCCTGAAATCATATAGTTATGTCTCCTGTTATATTCTGACTGTCAATCAGAACAGTATATTTTATAGTAGCCTTTCTATCAACCTTATCGACCGATAAAGACAAATCTACAACTTTTGTAATATATGGATTTTTTACAATCCCGGATGTAATGATCTGAATTATCTCGGTAATTGTTCGGCCCTTCTCCATGACTGCCAGCCAATCAACTCCATCATTCGGTTTCAAAAACCATTCATTTTTCCACATTAGCGAGGCATCTAATACGATTTGTTTTGCCGCGACTTCACCGGTTAAATTTGTCGATCTTCCTGATTGATCAAGGACGACATCTCCATTTTCAATTTTTGGCGTGTACATTATCCGGCTCCTGTTTTTATGTTGTCTGTTTTTGCTGAAGAGATGTCAAAAGTTGGCGGGGAGGGGACGTAAGACCCCGGAACTATCGCGTTTATAGCAGCAGCAATCTTAACAAGTTCCCCCTGTAGCCCGGTCAATGGAGTCCCCGCAAAATTCGATAATCCAGTATTTAATTCCGCATGAGTCACCAAACTTCTCGTATTCCCCTTAACTTCCTCAACGCCATCAATAACAGTTTTGCCCTTAATAAATACCTGATCAGACTTAAAATTGATATAGAAATTAGGATCATCACCCAAAATCAAACCATCATTCGAGTAATGACTCGGAGCTGTAAATTTTTTTGGTTTTACCTTCCCGGTTATTGTGCAAAAAGATAGACTGAATTTATGCCCTAAAATATTGACTGGCCGACTGTTCTCGATTGCTTCATCCAGAGGGGAGGCAGATAAAACAACCTTGACCAAATCTCCGGCGGCATAAATTGGCCGGATACCAGGGGAACGCTCGATCCTGACATCCTTAATATTCGCGACAACATGCGTCTGATCTACTGCTCCCGGCGTATCAGCTTTGAGTAAAGGCGCAATTTCTGCCGTCATCGCCGATTTATCAAAACTGACAACCTGAGCAACAAATGACACTTCAATTTGTGTCATGTATTTCATGATCATTTCGGATATTATTTTTTCGAACAAATCTGCCATTACATTACCTTGATTGGATTAGTTATCGGACCATCCCCGTTTGGAGAAATTTTATAAATAATTTCCGCTGTATCATCATTGAAATTATGAGTTGCATCGACAACCATTGCCTGTTTGAATCCACCGTCCAAATTTGACGCTCTGAATGTTGCCCATTCTTGAGGATATAAAATAAAAGGCCGCCCATAGAAAGTTTTTACATTCCAATGAACCCAGTTTATTTGAGTCGGATATTCTATCATCCCGTTAAGGTTCGATATTTCTCCACGATTTCCGCCCTGTACGCTGTAGTCGGCAGGAATAAATAATAAATTTCCATCGGCCATTCTGTTGTAAACAAATCCATAGAGTCGTGATAATTCCGGAAGAACATGCGCGTAAATATTTTTTGCAGTATAAATAACTGAGTGAGGGATTACAACGCTTGAAAATGTTGGATCTGATGATATTTGAGATAAATCCCACGACGCATGAGCGTATGCGCTGATTTGAGTTAATAGATCAATGAGTGTAATTCCTGAATTAAAATTTTTAGTTATTCTTTGTGAGGCGTCTGGAGGGTTCACGTCAGACAACTGAATATACAAAGATTTCCCGCCGACAAATTTATTTTCTACAAAAAATATAGGATATCCAGTATAGACCATCGACATTCCCGGACTTGATTTTAATCCCTGAACAGACAGAGCATCGTTACTCAATAATTTATATTCAGATTCTCCAGCCCATATTTCAATTTTTGGTCTATTGTAATAAGTCTTTGTGTCGAATTGCATCATCGAAATCATATTTTTTGACGGATTGTTTATTGTAATGTTGCATATAGACATGGATACTGCAAAAGATTTTGTAAAATTGAACGTGAACGACAATCCGAAATTGTGATATGGTTGCCTGAAAACAATATCCAGATCAGGCATTAATTTGTATTCTCCCGGCGTTCCGGCAATTGCTGGATAAATGGAAATTACTGCCTGTCTAAATATCATGCTTCGATAATCCCCGTATAGAGTTTTATTTGATTTCCAAGAGTGCTATCATTAATATCAACCAGCAATGATTCTCCATTCAATTCATCAATATTCAGAGGTATAATTTTATTTTGAAATGGACCATTGATCGAATCAACAAAAGGCATCCCATAAATAATTTTATTGGAAAATAAAAAATTCTGTCCTTTTTGATCCCAAATCTCAACCGTATAAATACCAGAATCATTTTTCTTGAATTTGAATAAATACATTGTTCCGGAAATAGAAAAATACTTATTTGCCGGGAAGTCGGAGGCTTGGACGTTCAAATATGTTAAAGTCTGATTTATCATATTCCTCCGAATGGATTCAGGCCGCCAAGTGATGTCGTAACCTGTTTAATTTGCTGCAAAATACCGCCGTGCGTAGTCGATGCCGCCGGATTTATTCCTATGATACCTTTAAATTTTAAATCATAACCGAGTCCGTCCCCGGTATCTAAACTATGATTCGGGCTGATGTCCTGAATCAACCAGTTTATTTGATCTTGATCCTGAATCCAGTTGTTTATATTCAGCCGTACCCCAAGAGGATAAACATAAATTCCTGAGTTCATCCAAATATGTAATTGCTTGATTTTATTGTCAATCTCATCGCCCCCGAGGTCAAAAAACTGGCCTCCAAGTTTTGCGGCCTCGTTGATTGCACTTGCGACCTCCGGAGCTGCCGACGCAGCTTTTGACAAAGCGAATCCGACCGGATCGGATAATACATTCAAATTGCGAAGTGACATAATTCCGCGAATTGTAAAAATTGGAGGATTCCGAGAAATATAGTCCGTCGCAGCTCCGAGGTCTGCAACCGGTTTATCCGTGATATTCACGGACATCGTCATGTCTTCGGTATCGACAACTTCAAGAATTACTGTATTTTTACCGATCACAGGAATCGAAAATTTAAGACCCGGTATCGGAGGTTTTTCAGTTATCGAAACTTGACGCTGAGTAAATGAATTTGCAAGTTTCAGCGCGTCGCCCAAAACTGATGAGACCTGACCTATTTGACCGAGTACTGCCATAATTTATCCTGGAATATTCATCCCTTGATTGTATGCAATTTTTCGAGCAACATTATTCAGCGCGTCTTCAACCTGTTTTTGGATGTCCTGAGTATTGCCGCCTTGAATGACAAAATGATTTGTCATGGAAATTGAAACTTGATTGCTGTTTTGTGGCGCAGGTTTATTTTTTTCATTCTGAATTATTTTTTCAGGTTTATTTTCTAAATTATTATTATTTATTGGAGATAATTTATTTATCTTATTATTCGGTATAATCCTGCCTGATTGATTGGGTGTAAAAATTTCTGGGCCTATTTCTCCGACAATTAAGTTTTGACCCTTATTGACATTTCCACCAAGAGCTTTCCCGGTATATCTGACACCTGGGTTTTCTTTTTCAAATTTATTTTTCCGTCTGGCATAGGCCATAGACTCGTCGGCTTCTCTGTCCTGTTTTGCTTGGACTTCCCGTAATGCTCCGACAAATCCTGTCGTGGCTCCTGCCGCAGTCGATGTGATTTTAAAATTCAATCGTTGCTTGTCGATGTCAAGACGGAACGCATCCAGAGATTTTGCGTAGTTCTCCTGACTGACAGCCATAAGCGCAAGAGATTGTTTGCCCTGTGCAATCTCAACGCCAGTGGCTTGAAGTCCGGAGCTTACAACTTTATTTGATTTTGCTGATTCTTCAAGGCGCCCCTTAGCATTATTGATTGTATCCGAAATCATTTTAAACGCGATATCGGAGGTATAAATGTTATCGAGCAAAGGTTTATAGGCTTCGATCAAGCTGATTTCGGACTTTTCGAGACCCTTCCCGGTTTCTAGCCTTGCGGTCAAAACGTCTTTTAAATCGACCCCCTGAGCCTTGGCGAGAAGTTCCAACGCTCCCCCGCCTTTTTCGAGTGTGGTTTTTTCTACCCCTCGCCCGGCGAGACCTCCGAAAACCTGTTTTTGTTCGGTCAATGTGGAAAATGATTTATCCAGACCTTTTATAAATTCATTTCCTGTTTTTCCGAATGCTTTATCAAAAGTTGAAAAATCTTTAAGCAAGTTTTTCTGTAATGTAACACCTGAAACAAATTTATCCGAGGCTTCCCCGACTGATCCGCCTAGTGCGCTGAGTAATCCACCAAGAACAGGGATGGCCGCAAGCCCGGCCATGACGCCACCTGAAATTACTCCCGACGTTATCCCGATTGGTTTTTGAGCCGCTTCCCCGGCAGCGCCGGCCACGCCCTGAACAGTCCCCGGAACACCTCCGACACCTTTTCCGGATTTTCCGAGTCTATTCAAGCCTTTCTCTGCTTTCAGTGCATCTTTTTCAAGCTGAATAATTGACTTAATTGATTTGTTAATTTCTTTTTCAATCGCCTTGAGATTCCCGGATGCTAGATCTTTGACGCCATATTCGGCCAAAATCGTTTGAAGTGGTAGAGCAGAATCAGCCATCAAAGAACCCCCTATTTATTAATGATTCCCATAGCCTATAATATTGTTTCAGATTGATTTGCCACAATTCAGAATATGTGACAAATCCACCCCGAACCATATCCAGCCAATGAACAGATAGATATTTGTAAAAAACAGGACTATATTCCGTCAAAATATAGCCGAAGTAACCGCCTCGTGATCCGTGACCACATGGCGGCCTCCTTCCAGTTCGCACGTTGATTGCAGTATGCCTCGTCAATTCTGACTGATTTATCATTTTCAGGGATCAGCCTTGCAACGCCTGTCAGGAACATATTGTGTTCCGGATTATCGCTGACTTTGATTTCGTGGATGTCCATAAAAGACGGCTGAGTAAATTTATAAACTCGTCCGTCCTCAAAATCAAGATACGCAATCGAATCGTCAATTTTCCCACGGAGCTTAAATTTGAATTCTTTTTCCAGTTCTTGCATAGATTATTTATCCGTTTCAACAAGTTCAGTCGTGATAAATTTCCATTCTCGAATTTCTTCGTTGACTGAAAATTTCTTTCGTGGGGCTTTCCCGATCATGCAATATTGACCACGTGCGCCCTCGGTATATCCGTTTATTCCAACGAATTCCACCTGGAAAATGGCTCCTGAATCTTTCAGATCTTGATACTGCTTGTTTGTTTCTATCTCATTTTCTTTGAGCCTGATAATAAACGTACCGGCCTTATTTGGATTGTAAACAAAAGTTCCCTCTCCCTTGGCGCCTATTTTCAGCTTGTATTCGGCTTCGTCCTCTCTCTCGGTTTCAAATGGGGTATCCTCGGCGACGCCTTGCGCCGGGATACCTTTTACAACCGCCTGAACATTATTGATTGAATATACTCGTGGGGTGAATGCCATTATTTGCTCCTTATGCTGTAGCTGGCTCTGTTAATAATTCGAGTCCGCTAAATTCTATTTTCTGAATTGATCCTGATGGGATATACCAGAAAGTTACATTGTTTAAAATTCTGGTCACAATGTCACCAGGTGCCGTTGCTTCAACCTGTGCTCGAGTTGGTGCGGTTACGCTGTAGCGGTATTTCCCGTCATAGCTTGCTCTGGCTTGTTCTTCGTTTTCGATCTTTGCCAATGCTCCGTTTTCTCCGGCTGTCCTGATACGACGTGCAATAGTTGATATGACTTTTTGGATTCCGTCGTTATCATAAGACAGTTTCCGCCCCTGTGCGACGAGAGAGGCCATCAGTTCGACCAAATCCGCAGAAGCGTTGAGAATAATCCAGTCCTGCAACATGATTTGATCAATATAAACCGGTGCGGAGTTCGAAGCCCCAACTTGATTGACCCTTGAGTCATTAACATAACTCAGGCCATTTTGCAGAGTATATGAATTCCCGTTTGCAGCCCTGACCGCGAGAAGTGCTGTCAAATCAGATGTGGAATTTATAGTCTGACCGTTCAGATCCTTAATAAATTTCCAGTCGCTCGCTCCCGGTGCTGGAACCAGCCCCTTTGCCATCCATGACGCCTCCGGATGTTTGTCCTTTTGTGCTGCCGAATGAACCATGTAAACGACTCGACCCTGATTTGTTGCCAGATCGCCAACGGTGTCCGTAACCGCAAAAAATAATCTTTTTTGGTTGGTGAAATAGTTTGTGAGAACGCTGATTTCTGTCGAATTAGTCGATGCAAGACACGCCGCGTACCAATCCCCGGTGTCATATTGCATAATCTGAGTCGCCAAATTAGCCGCAAGGACTCCGAACGAATCCCATAAAAACAGGTTATTGATATGAGTACCTGAGCCACCGAGCATATTATTGACAATGATATACTCAGTATCAGTCGTGTCATAATAATATTGAAGCTGAGAAATATTGACGATATTCTGATAGACTGTCAAATACGCCATGGTTGTCGATGCAAGGGCAGACACCGCGCCGGAGCCTGTCGTCAATGCGTCAATCGAAACAACCGCCAGAACCGCTCCGCCGTTTACGTTAAAATCAGCGATGAGTGATTTGACCGTTGCCGTAGTCGGGACTGTGATTGTGATTGTATCGAGATACAAATCATAGACATACGACCCGCCAGATACAACGATAATTACATTATAAACCGCATGTCTTACTTTTGATTTAATAATCATCCCGGATGTCCCGGAACCAGCTCTAAGGATCGACCTTGATCCTGTTCGTCCTATCACAAGAGGAACGTCAAAACCAACTCTGGATGTGGCGACGAATCCCGAGGCAATCGAACCGTTTACGTCTTGAATTGATGCCATTTAATTAATCTCCTTATAAATTCCTGGTATTTGCCATCTATGATTTGTTTCCCAGGGCTTTGGGACACCATGATAATAAATTATTTTTGCATTGGCCGGAGGGTTTTCTTTATCCGGTAAATTGTGTTTGTAGTTGATACAGCCTGAGTCAATTTCTTGCATCGGCTTAAATCCTGACCCGGCAACGGCGATATCATTGATAATATGCTGATCCCCGCCAACGGCGTATTTTTCCATCATTGCCGCAGAATTCTCCATAAATTTTTTATAAATATGGGAATGATCGCCACGCCACGCCATAACACCGGAACCGAGTCGGCCTGAAACAAGTCCCGGAGCCTGAACTTCCGCTAGCCCGGCGAGTGTGTATTGTGCGTCAATATAACATGAGATGTCACCGACAAGGACGGTGTCCAGATCGAAATAAAAAAAATGTTCCCCCGGAATATCAGAACGAAACAATTCCATTTTTGACCACCAGCCTATGAAATTATGCAGTAATTTTATCGACTCACATTTCATGTCTTCGAAATCAGTAAGGCAAATAAACCGGTGAGGGTGAGGATAATATTTCTCAATTTGTTTTTTCAGAGCGTAAACATGCTCTGGTTTATAGATTGAGTATCCTGTTCTGAAATCCGACAATTCTTTTTTTGATTTTAATACTGTTAAAAATGTGACCATTATTATCCTCCGCTTGGCGGTGCAACCTGAGTTTTATTGACCGTCTCAATAAAACCGGCAGTGGCATTATCTGTGCTGTCAGTCCATGTGTCAGCCCAAAAATAATCTATTTGGAATATAAACTGTCTGTCCGTAAAACCTTCGATTGGAACGCAAACCTCAGTAATATCGGAAACCATGTGGAACCCGACATTGAGCCGATCCATTGCAAGCTTAAAATTATCCTGTACCATATAACGACTTAAATTCTGAATCATCGCAGCGCATGATTTATCATTCGAATCAAATACTAGAGTATATTGGAATCTATATCTGTGCGGCTGTTTGTATGATACTGATGGATGGCCAAGGTAGTCATCGTACTCCCTCATAATTTGATGGCGACGATATTTATCTTCAAAAACAAGATCATAGATGGCGAAAGGTTTAGGATTTCGAACTGTATTTTGTCCGCCTCTCGTTATTTTTTTGCCGATGACGGCAGTATAAAGAGCATGTATTTCGTCGAGAGTCGAAGACGTAGTTTCTACAACAAAATTAGACACTCTGAACTCCCTTCTGTGCTTCCACCCCGCACTCGGTATAGTCCCCTGCGCGTTTATAATTCGTTGTTCTCACAAGAGTTGTCAGGCCGTCGTAAATCATTTGATCGTCTTCGTTGATATCTACCTGACCTAAAAAATAAAGCATATTACTGATTGTTACCGGGCTTCCAGCTTTGTTATAATAATAAGTGTTTGGCTTAGGCGTAGTGACGTATCCGGTCAAGGCAATGGATGTATATTGAGGACGTTCCTCAAACCCCCCGGAGGCAGAAGTTTTTATATTCTTGCCCCAACTCACCGCCGTATGTGGAGCGCGCTGGAAAGCCCGGCGCATTGTCAGAACACTCATCGTTTGATCCCGTAGTCGATAGAATTTTTGAGCTGTCCAGTTTTAATTAAAGGGATATCCGAAAACCCTTGAGCTGTTTTTCTCTCCTCGTATTTTTCTGATAATTTCGGAGATAGCCTTGACATGATTGTGGCCTGAACGACGTTTTTCATCGCCACTCCGATACCCTGTCCGAATTTCTGAATATCAATTCCGTTTTTATTAAAATTTTTCTTCAATAAATTCTGAGTGAGTCTTGAAAAATATGCAATATTTTCATGAAGTCCTTTTCGGACTGGCATACGGGCAGGGATATTCCGTGAGGGTACGCCAATTTCATGGATCCTCATAATGTCAGCATTCGACATTTGTTTTTGACCAGGTTCGGCTGTGTGCATTCCCACCGCTCCGACTTGTATTCGAAGCGTTGAAATTTGCTTAATTGCCGCGAGGTGTGCTTTAAAACCTTGATCTTTTTGCTTCATAGTACCAGTCCGGGGCTGTGAAAATCAGGAACAAGTTTTGTAAATTCCTGTAACCATGTCGATGCCCCGTCTCTATCCCCAAGATTGTGAGCTTGGAACGATACAGACCCGCCATCGAAAGATTCAGATAAAACAGGGGCGAGAACCCCTGTTTGTGCGAGTAAATGGCCGGCGTACAGAGCCTTTGCAAGCTCGATACGCGCGGTCGGAATTGTTGGGTATAGTGACACCATAGTGGCGGCGACATCGACCATTTGAGCGGCCTGAGTCTGGTCTAAAGTGACCGGACTCATCGCGTTTAATATATCGATTGCCGTCGCCATAATGTTTTATGCGTCTATTCCAATACCCATTGACATAGCACTTTTGTGCTTTGCCAAAATACCGGCTGATTGCATACGAGCAACCTGCTTAACTGATCCGTCAGCATCAACAAACGCAGGTAGAAAATTGATCGGCTCAGGATCGGCGATCACGAAGTTTTGTTTTCTTGCGTCGATTGCGATAAAACCGGATTTCTGGCCAGTAACGGAGGCTGTCACGTCTGCACGATTTGTCATATCAGGATTTCCATATGCTGCGCGAGCAGTACTTCCCTCAAGGGCGGTTGTCCCGACAAATTCAACACCCGACAGAGCTTCACGGACCACCTGAATAATCGGACGTGAATCATAAAGGCTAAACGGAATTGTAGAAAGTTTGTTCATCCAGTATCTTGTCAAAATTATGTGAGAAACTTTGTAAGTTCCAAGTCTCTGGACATAGTTTACATGATCGGATAAATCTTCCATGATATACATTCCGCCCTTACCTGATGCAAGACCAAGTTTAGCTTCCCATGTCACCACGCTTTCTTTGGTTGCGACAACCGCCTCACGACCGAATGCCGGTGTAGTAGCGTTATAATCGGCGGCGGTACTGGAAAAATAGGACAACAGGGATGCAATACCCATGTTTTTACTTTCAATTATTCCACCTTGCCAGATCATCAATTCTCTTTGACGACCGATGACCCAACGTGCTGTATTTAATTTTTCAGCCATTAAATCAAGCATAGGCGCAAGACCAGCATTATTTCGAGCGGCCACGCGCTGAATGTCGTCGATGGTAACTTTGACGTATGTATCCAGTTTACCGATTACCTGAGTATTACGACCCAGAGAAATATCAGCTCTCGGGATATCACCGTTTTCAGTACCACGGCCAGACAAGCGGGCTTCTCCGGTTCTTGTCAGGTTGTCAAAACCTACAACCTCCGCTCCCGGCGCAAAACCGGTGTCAGTTGTAAAAATATTTGATGCCTCAAACTCTTCGATGGCAGGCTGGACAATTTCCATTGCGAGGGAAAAAAGTTCAGCGTTTGGGATTAGGGAGTTATATTTTACTCCAACTGATTGACCGTTCCGTTTATTTTTTACAACGTGATGGCCTTGGCTAACTTTGTTAAAATCAATGATTTTACCAGGGATCGCCCCTAGGTTCTGCTCTTTGATTACAGAGTTGATCTTGTGTCCAAGACTCATCATGTTTTTCATAAACACTTCAAATCGTGGATCTTTGTATTCTTTAATTTCCATTTTGTTTTATACTCCTTTTTATGCGACGTAAGTACAGGCAAGTACGGTATTACCAGCAAGCTCGACCTCGCAATGCGTATCATATACGGCTACGACACGAGCCAGAGCCTTAGCGATATTCAAAACTCCGCCTGATGTCAGCCCGGTTACATAACCGATTTTCCCTGTGTTCAGGTTTACGGATACAGCCTGACCGACCGCCGGCTTATTATCAACATCCATTCGGCAAATAACGTAACCCTCTTTCATGACAGTTCCGATAGAACCAGCCCCCGCGATTTGCAGAGCAATATTCGCCTGTGTTCCGTCGTTCGAAATTGCCTGAACTCCAAGAAGCTCAGTCGTAGAATATGTTGGAGGAATCAGACCGTTTGCTGTCCATTCGGCAAAAGTTCCCCAGTACACATTTTGATATTGTGCGTGTCTCTCTGTTCTTGCCCCGGCAGCCACACGGCCGAAAATACCGGCGTTTAAATCGGACTTTTGAAAAATCGAAAGTACCGATGGATTTGTGTTTACTTCACTCATTTTTTAAACCTCCATGAATTTTGCGTCTGCAAAAAAATCACTGCCACTTTGTTCCTGATATTCTGAAACAGAATTTGATTTTACAGAATTCAGTTTTGCGGCGTATTTTGTGACAGAACGATATTCAGCTTTCAAATCAATTGAATTGAGTTTTTTGACTGAATCAGCCGTATATTCACCTGATTTTACGAGAACTGTCCGCATGATCGCGTCCGCGCTGGAATTGCACTTTTGAGAAATTGCGTAAATATCGTTTCCGACAACGCTTTTACCCATTTGCATAATTTCATTGTTTTCTGCAATTATGCTTTCCACGTCTTTGGCAGTCAATGACAATGAGTTTTGTTTTTTCATCATTTCGTCTTTGTCTATTGTTCCGCCGGCAGTATCCTCATTGACCTTTTCAGCCGCTGGCTTACTGTCGACAAGCGCGGTAACAATCTCGGTCAGTGCCTTGATTTGCTGGCTCAGACCTTCAAGAGTCAACTCCTCTTTAACCTCATGCTCTTCGCTTTCAGGCGGAAGTTCATTCGATTTTTCTTTTTCTTCTTCTGGTTTTTCCATAGTATTACTCCTTATAGAATTTTGTTTACTAATTAACACCTTGACCTTGTCCCCAGCTCTCCCGGCCTCGGTCAAGGCGAGGTGGTTCAGTATCATATTAGTCTGTTTCACATTGTACTTTTTACCGCCAAAAGTACCGTTTTCTTTTACGTCCTCGGAATCATATTTTGCGGAAAGCTCGTTGATGTCCCCGGATTCGATAGCCTCAACGGTGTCTTTGTCGTAGACCATTAATTCGGCGACGGTTCGTTTTTTATCCGGTTGAGCCTCCGGGTTGAATAATGCGCCTTTAATATAACGTTTATAATTTTCTGAATTTACATCGACAGGACTTCCGGCTTCGGTCGGGTGTTCCAGCACGAACGGCATCCCCTCGATCTGCTTTAAAAATTCAGGGCTGTAAATATCAGCGGAAACGTATTCCTGAGTCCCAAATTCTGGATATTCTAAAACTTCCTCTGAGATAACGACAACGGGGATTCTCAGGAATCCTTCTGGAGTTTTCGTCCATTCCGAAATTTTTATATTTGAATTGAGTTTGAACAATATGCGGCATATTGACACGGTTGATACGATAACAAGCGGATTTTTATTATTATGCGGAAAAGTGTTGACAATGCAATACAAGTGAAATACTTTTACCATACATGAGTAAAAAAACAACAGTTTATTTAATCGCTGAAACTATTTTAAGGGCAAAGTATCTTATGAAATTTTATAGCCACAGTTTTTCCAGCTTGGTTAAAATGCTGATTGATCGTGAATGGGAGAAATTGCAGAAATGATTGAAAATATAATTTTTAGTATTTTGGCTTTATTGTTGTTGATGATACTTGTTATTGTCTTGATTATCCCTATTTTTTTCGTAAACGCGTGGGCAGAAGATAAGTTTGATCTTAGTATTTTAACACCAATAATAGTCTGTGGATTTGCAATAATCTGGTTTGGTACAATTGTAGGAGTTATAATAACATTAATAGGACACTGTAAATGATAGTAATCACAAAAACACAAATCAACGACGCCGGCGGTGAGCTGATCCCGGAAGGAACTGAATTAAAAGTGGTCAGTGCCGGGGAAGCCGTACATGTCGAATTTATGCTGAACGGCGCAAAATACAAGGCTTTTATCAGCCTGAAAGTTTTCCAATTATTTTGTGAAGAAAGACTTCAATAAGTTCGTGCCTTAATTCGACTACTCAGGACTTCCGCATCCTCGGGACTGAACGCTGGCAAGCCTATACATCTGCATTGGTAGTCTTCCCCTGGATGCAAATTCTCAGGCGCACGTTTCTGGTTATCCAGAGCAAAATTAATCAACGGTGGTTTGTCCCATGTGTAAAACTTATTGTGATGTTCTCGATGACTTTTTCTGGCCTTGCTGTCATTCGTGACTATCCAGATATACCCGTCTATCCCGGAGGATCGCTGGCGTTCTTCATTGATTGCCGCATGAGCCTTTGCCAGTTGATCCCGGCTAACAAACTTGGCGTATTCAAGTCCGTTATCACACTGCTTCAAAACTTCAGTTTCGATTGTTTCCGGATCAAATCCACGCCGGAGAGATTTAAAAACTGCCGCTTGCAAGTCAGTGACCTGCTTGTCTACAATACCTTTTATCAGGTCAATATTTTCAGACACTGAAGTTTTTAAAGCCTCGGATGGTGTTTTTAGTTTCAATACTGGAATTTCACGTTTTGAATCTTTGAAGGTTTTTGTAATCATTTTCTTAACGCGCTTGTCCGCGTTTTCAAAAATGATCTCCATTTGTTTTATGACTTTATTTGAATAATAATCTGACCTGAATTTATCCGAAAGTTTTTTGAATTTTTCGTAAATATCCTTGAATGCGTTTAGTTTGACTTGCCTGATTATAGCATCGTCCACACCCTCCTCGGACATGGTTTTTTTTAACTCTGCAATGAACGCTTTATTAATTTGATTGATTAAAATCTCAATCTGATTTGTGTATTGAGATTCGAGGTCATTAATCATTAATTAATTCCGATGCTCGCCTTCAATCTCTGAATTTTTTCCATGGCGTTAATATTATCCGGCACTGGCTCAGGCGCATCAAAATCCGATTCCGGGACAACCTCCTGAGCCATTTCAGGGAATCGCTCTTTCCGTGCCATATCCGCACTTCTCACACCGCTTTGAATATCCGTGGCATCCGTTTGAGATTTAATCAAATTGATCTGAGCCTCGGACATGGGGTTTACGCTGGCAATAGGATTAAACTTGATGTCGACTGTAACGCTATCGGGATCAATATTATTTTTCCACAGCGTCTTGAAAATTTCTCCTCGACGTTCATGGATCATCATTTTGAATAAATATTGCATCGCTGGCTTGAATGTCATCTTGTGCATTTTTGATTCAAGCATTTCGTGATACTGCCTTTCATTCGCGTCCGCGCTGGCGAGTTCGCCCTGGGCGGATCCTCTGATTTTTGATTGAGGGATTTCTGTCACAGCGGCCAAAAAATCATAAAGCGTATCAATCGCCTTGTCAATATCGGTCAGGCTGCTTTGAATATACGAGAATTCACCCCCGGCAGGAATAGGAACTACGCTCTTTGATGTTGCCCATTTCGCTATTAGGTTAAGAACAGAAGTCGAACTGTTTTTCTGTTCGACTGTCATCTGCATTAAATTTTTGGGGTCCATGGTAAATGTCAAAACTCGGTATCGTTTGAGTAATTCTGTGACAGTCCACTGCGCGATATTGATCCCGTACACGGCACGCTTCACCCGGTCAAGGATGGAAATTCCGCGATATAAAAAAGGGTCAAACGATGTGACGTGTAAATAATATCTTGATTTGTGAATCGGCTTCCCAAGGAGCCAGAGATTATTTATATTCCCGTAATCTTTTACAAGAGGATTTGAATTTTGTGCAGTATAGGTTATATGCTCCTCATAAACCACATTCAGAGCTTCAATTTTTTCGAGATTGTAAAAATTTAATGGCTGGCTTGGTTCGCATTCGTCGTATTCTCTGAGTACGGGAAAAATTAATCCGCCTTTTGAATACAGCCTGGTATTGATTCCGAATTGTCTGAGAGCGTCCTCAAATTTCAAATCCTCGCAATGTTCATTCAGCAAATCAGAAATCCCGATGTCGTCAAAATTTGTCGTGATTTCGTAGCCATTTTTCAGGGAGTCATTAACTGGCCCCTCTATGATTCGTTGCATTAAATCTAGGTTACGATTAATGAGACGCGCGGAAGTCCCGAACATGGGATTTTCTATCACGGTCATGGACTCGATTGGATCGGACTGATAATCGCCTATTCCCATTTGGGCATTATACATACCGTTAATTTTTTGGATCGTATTTAAAGCTTTGTCGATGTCTGATATTTCTGGGATGGAGATGGCGTTTGATTTTGGTTTGCGTTTGAAGAGCATTATTTAATTATCCCCATTTCCTTCGCAAGTTTATACTCTCCCTGCGTCATATAAACAACGTCTTTATTTTGATCATAACTTCCGAATGGGAAATATGGGTTTCGTTTAGAATTTTTCATTTTTTCAGCTGCTGTGTTGATATCTGATATTATATCATGAGGCTTTGATTCTGTCCATACACTTCCCATCTCGTTACTCACAAATCAAATTCCGATTATCAACCCGCTCGAAATACGTATACCCAAAAGGCCGTAAAAAATCGCTATGCTCTTTGATTTCTTCCATCGTGTTAAGTTCGATGATCAAAGCCGGTTTCCATTTTTTGAGAATGTTTACAGCTCCGATCAGTACTTCTTTTTCGTATCCTTCTGTATCAATTTTGATTGCACAAATCGGCATATCAAGCATAAAATGGTAATCAAGGCTCATTGTTTCAACTTCATAAACAAAGTAATTTGCGTCATTATGCGGCGTAAAACTGCCAACGCTGGAAAGCCCGTGGACAGAATAATAAAAGTTTTGTGCGCCTTTTTTGTCTGAAATTGCAATCTGCATGATTTGTGCGTCAAGATTATTCAGGGCAAGGTTTTCGAGAGCGCGTTCTCGGACAGCCATGTTTGGTTCGAATCCGTATGAATGGCATCCGGCCTTAGCTGCCAGAAACGTAAAAAGCCCGGTATATGCTCCAACATCGAGCGCGGTCTGGCCCGGCTTACAATGCTTCAACCAAAAATCAACCGAAACAGGCTCGAATACTCCCCCGGTGCGTTCCGCGTCTTGGAATATCGCGTCATGCTCCTGAATCATTTTTATTCCGTGCATTTCTTTGATGTGCATAGTACCTCGTTTACCGCGTGATGGAATCGAACCACCTTCCATCAGGTTATGAGCCTGATAAGCTGCCAATGCTCTAACGCGGTGTATTGCCCGGCATTGCTACCGGGCTTAGCCTTAAGCGGCCAACTGTAAAGATACTGGTTTTTTGGAAGTAAGTATCTTCGCTTTTTTGTTTTCAATTAATTTTTTAGGCTTAACCGGAAACACAGAAAACTGAGCCGAATATATTGAAAGCCCCGTATCCTGTCAATAATTTTTAAACGCTTCGGCAAATTCTGAAAGGGTGTCAACATGTACAAGCCCCTCTGTCGCGTACCTGAGAGCGTCGATTCCATGGTTGTAATCATCTCGAATTACCGTTGTAATTTTCTCCCGGCCTGTTTTTGGATCAATTCTATGCTGATCAATTTTGTATGAATAATTCCTGAACTCGTCAATTAAATCAACGCAGCGCGGATGAATGACAATTTTATTGAATCCGCGAAGGCGCTCAATTCCATCCTCGACGCTGCCTTTGCCTTTGTCGCAAGGGACAACATTAAATCCTTTCGACTGCATAAAACTAATCGTCTCAGGTCTAGCATTGTCGGCACGGACTTCATGATATTTGATCCCAGGTATTTGATTAAATAATTTCGGGAGCTCTTCAATTTCTGTTTGATATCCGAAAACGGAATAATCGACACAGAGATTTTCACCGTCCTTGAATGCCCGGATAATCGCGTTCGGGTCTTGAGAAAATCCCCAATCCGCGCCATGATAAAAAATAGTTCCGCGAGGAGGCTCTGGAAATTCCCTGACTTCGTATTTACCTTTGAAAATCAGAGCGTCGCTGGCCTCTTTCAATTCTCCGCAATAAACATGAAGGTATTCATCATAATTATTTTCCATCATGCGCCGAGCCTTTGCGCGGGAAACATCCGTTGCGAATTTATTGTCCATGATGTTTATATTTATTTTGAGTGTGTCATTTCGAGGGATGGAAACAAAGTCGGCATAAATTGGGTCATCGGAATAACGAGGGTTTAAAACCATGATGATCTGGGAACCATCTTTCCTGATTGTATCGTCAAGGCTAGTAAATCCAGCGCGGCCTATGTATTGCGCCTCTTCGATCCAGACAATGTCCACGCCTGTCATAGACCGCAAGTGCCCGGCATCCTGTCGCATCCCTTTGAAAATAAATTTTGATCCATTTAATTTGTTGAAAATTTTATCTCTTTCAATCGTAAAAATATGTTCGAGATTATGCGATTTGATTATGTCTGATAAAAGCGCATGAACTGAGTCGGTCAAAGAGTTTTGAGATTCCCGAGCGCAGAGAATCAGAGTCTGTGACTGCATGGCCCGGATTATGCAATAACGACCAACTGATTCAGATTTTCCGGAACCACGCCCCCCGACAAGGACGGCATAAGGGAGACGTAACTCAGGGTGTATGATTTGGTCAAATAGCGGTTGAACTTTTTCTGGAAATCGGAAATCCATTTATTCAGGCTTTACAGGGATCATGTTGATTGTGATCGGCTTATTTATATTAAGCTCTGTCTTGTCTTCATAAAGCTTCAAAATCTTTGACATTAATTCTATAGCTTTATTCTGGTCAGTAAGCTTAAATGAAATCTTTTTTGAGCTTCCTTTTTCTGATTCATTTTCCTGAACAGTTATTGAAGACAATATTCCTGGGATTTTATTTTCCTTAAATTTTTTTGGATCAATATTTCCTTCATCATCCAAAAGATCGGCAGGATTAAAAAATATTAAATTTTTTAAATGTTGAATTATATCTGATGGGATGCGCTCCCTTAGTAAATCTATTCGTCCTTCTATTTCTGACTTAATGTCAGGATTTGTCAGGAGATCAGAAGCCGACCTTCTGGCAGCGGGTTCACTTGATTTTGGATATACTTTTAAATATGATTTTGTAGCATTGAATGATTGTAAATACTCATTGATAAATAATTCATGCTTAGGATTAATTTCAGCCATAAAAAAAATTAAATACTCTCCCCGATCAGTGTTGAATCAATAGACATACTCGCAGAAGCTGTTCTCCCCGTCCCCTCGTAAACAATTAATTCACCATGGACAAATTTTAAAGGAATTCTATCAGGGGCAGGGAAAAGTAAATTTTCTTGGCCTGATCCTGCAAAGCCTATTCCGTCAAAAGGTAAAAGTCCAGTTTTGTTAAATCCTGTCACACGAATTCCGGGCTGTAAAGGTAAATCAATAGAATTGTCAATGTACATTATTGATGAACCAGGTACTTGAGTAAAATCAGAAATGGCAAGAGGAATTCCGCCTGTCTTTGTAAATAAAGAAATATCAGGCGCACGATAAATCTTGAATCTTGATCGTTTATCAGAAAAAACTGATGCTGAATAATACTGGCAATCTCTTGTATTTAATTTTCCTAAATATGAAAACGGTAAATAGCATAGTAGCATTACTGTTGATCCAGTCGTGCATGTGACCTCGCTCGAATTAGACAAAGTGACCGGAGCTTGCAGTTCTTCATCTTGAGTTTCGTTCGAAATATCAATACAGCCCACACGCATTTGACTTCGGGTCCCGTTATTCCTGACGATGTATCCTCCGTGCATTGCCGCATTACTGACTGTGACATTGTTCTGATTATTCAATCCATTATAACGCAATATTTCTTTTGGCTTTTCCGATGTTTTCCCTGAGACAAAATAATAAATATTTCCAACATCCCGAAGTTGTGCTTGGATGTCAATGAGATGACCTTTATTCGGAGTCCATCCTAAACCAGCGATTTTTTGAGGTGGAACAACAGCGCTCCCATCCGGCCATGTTTTTTCAACGAAATTTGAGAATATTCTACCTGATATTTGACCAGCATTAAAACGAAGAGTAATGGCATCCGAAAGCCTAAGATCGGTTTCGTCTGGGTTAATAAATCCTACCTCATGATCTCCAGCTGGATATGTATCAAAAAAACATGACGTACTTAAGCGCTTCCCATTATTTGGATGGAATTGTGGATGTTCTCTGGTATGAACATATGTAATGTCTCCAACATTCGGAGGAGCTTTAATGTACAATTCCCCATTCTCAACCCACGCATAATCAATAGCCAAAGAATTTTTTGTAAAATTTGTAATGACTCCATTTATTTTTACGGAAACACGGAAATTTATATCGGTTAATTCTTCCCGGAAAAAAGCTCTGAATCCTGATCGTTTTTGAACGACCATCATTTCGTCAAAACTTGAACGGTTAATATCTTTTTCAGCGAAGAGAAGTGACATTTTAGTTTTGGTAGATAGTGAGCTTGCATTGTCAAGAATATTATAGTTTAATTTACTATTACGTATGTACATACGTACGTTTCAATTTCATTTCAAATGGCATATATTATATTATTAAGCCTTAGAAGTATTTAAAAACATAAAAACATGCCATTTGAAATGAAGACTGAAATGTACGTATGTATGTATGAAAAACAACTAAATTAATATAATATATTATATTTTTTATATTATATTTATTTTTATTATAAAGGAAGAAACTCGTAATTTTTAATGTACGTACGTACTAAGTATGTTTCAAATAAATAAATGAATTTTAATGAAGTTTGATGTTATTTTTAATGCATTTACATACTGAATAAATATGTTGACAATACATACTTGAAACGTACATACGTATTATGCATAAAACAATCAGTTTTTTAAAACAGGTAGACGGAATTCCGGTAGAAAATGATCTTAATGAAATGATAACCGAAATGAAAAAAAATTACAATAATATGGGTCTTGGAAACTTTATTATTAAAATATACAGGGAATGGAAAACACTTAAAAAAGAATTAAATGATCAAAAGCAATTGGTCTATTATAAGACCGTCGAGATTGAAAAATTAAAAAAAGAAATCGAGGGGGAATAATTCTAAAATTTTCCAAAAAAATGATTGACTGCCTAATTAATGCAGGCATCAATACGCAATGAGTTCAAGAACTCTCCTCCTTTCTACCCCGGAGAAATCCGGGGAATTTTTAAATATAGGGTGAATTATGGAATTATTAAATTACCTTTACGAGAAAGTTTCGACGCTTGAGGCTATGGTTAAAATTCAATCAGATCGAATTGAAAATCTGAAAGAGACTATTAATCTTCAATCAGAAATGATGAAGATCCAAAATGAAATTATAAAAAATTTAAAAGGACAAGGTGGATTATGATTTTTAATAACGATAAAGAGTTTTTTATGCCTAAAAAACCCACGGTCACGGTTGGAGGGGGGAGTACAACCGGAGCCGTTAATTTTATTGACTTTGATAAATTGCCAAATAAAAATTTTTATGTTGGCGGAGTAATAAAGATAAATAATCGTAAACATAAAAAAGACTCACTCAAATTAAAAATAAAAAACAATATGAGGAAATTCAAATGAAACAAAAAACAGTACTTGCATGGCATTTTAGCACAGGCAAATTAAATTACGGAGATGACCGAAAAATATCTGTCAGCAAAAAACATTCCGTAAAAGGTGAAATAGTAATTTGCAACAATGGTCTTCATGGATCTGAACGGATTATTGACGCGCTTGGATATGCAAGATTAGACGCCTGTATTATCGCACGTACTGAGCATTCAGGAAACATTATTCAAGAATCTGACAAACTTGTTTCAAGGCATAGAAAATATATCCACGTTATTGATGGAACAGAAATCTTGCGAGAATTCGCACGTAAACAGGCATTAATTAATATCAAAAAAATAAAACCATATTGTAGTCAAGATTCCTATTCTTTAATTTTAAAATGGCTGAAAACTGGTAAAGAAGATTTAAGATCTGCGGCGAGGTCTGCGGCGTGGTCTGCGGCGGAGTCTGCGGCGGAGTCTGCGGCGTGGTCTGCGGCGGAGTCTGCGGCGAGGTCTGCGGCCAATGAGATGCTTGAAAAAATGGTCAAAGACGCAATGGATATATGCTGAAAAAAATTGAAACAGGACACTTCACCCTTGGCGATAAACAGCGCGAAGCGTTCGAAAGATCAAGGAAATTGATAAATAAAAATCATCCGGTACGTGATGAATTTAAGCGGATGATGGAAGAAAGATTAAATCAGGAGAAAAAAAACAATGGCTAAAAAATTGGTAAAAAAGGCGCTCGATGAATATTTCCGGGCAAATCATGGCATTCAAAATAAATCGGATGCCGCCGAGTTGATCGGTATTAAAAAAACAGACATCTACTCGTTTTTTAAGGGAGATAGAATTCTGGACGTAATGATCATTAAAAAAATTGCAGATTTTTTTGCAGTAAATGTTCAAGACGCAATTTTAGAGAACGCTGATTATATTGAGGCGTACAAGGAAGAAAGGGGATTGAAATGAAAAAAAAATCATGGCTCTATAAGGGAACAGCAATTGCAACAATATTGACTTTAATCGGTATCTGGTCGCACTTGGCATCCGCGTTTAGCACGTATGAAGTACGAGAACAAGGCTCGTCTGAATCAGAATGGTCGATGGCCGGTATGATTATTGCCAGCTCAATTTCTTTATTTTTAATTCTTACCGCAATCGGAATAACAGTCCTTGAAAAACGAGCGGACGAATTGCCGAAGGGATCGAGTAAAAAAATAATAATCGGAAAAATTAAAACTCTTAATTTGTTCCTTGGTTTTTTTGCATTCATTGAAATGTATGGAAATATTTATTATTCATGCTCGGCTGTGCTGAAAAATCCGATGTTCAAATTTGAAGATCTGAAAACTATTGATATTGTTGCGGGGATATCAATATTTATGTTTTCATTTACATTAACTCTGATTTCAATCGTAGGTTCAAAATTACTTTCAATTTTCGCGGTGGATGAAGTGCCAATTAAAGTGGTGAAGCCAGAATCCGGAAAAATTACAATTCCTGTTCCAGAAGCTCCTCAAGTTGATTATGCACGATTAAAAAAAGAAATGCAACAGGAACCTGAACCTGAAAAGATTAAACAAACATTCCCGATCCCGAGGAACGAAACTTTTTTGTCTTAAATCCGGAGTCACCGGAAATGGACTATGAAAAAATAAAAAAGGAAATGCGGAATGAAGTTCGTCGTCTTGCTCTCGATCCTCAATTTTTGAGGGCATTAAGCGAGGCGATGAAACCAGCGGTGAAAAAACCAAAAAGGAAGAAAGATGAAAAAACAGGAGAGTTATTTTAATGGCAAGGAATAAAGGGCCGAGAGCTTTCCCGGTTGAGATTATTTACCAAAGACGAAACGGAGTTCCTTTCAAATGGGATGTCAATGAAGGGATGTCGCTTCTTGACTATTTCGCAGGGCAAGCTTTGACTGGCTTACTGTCGAATCCAAAGAATAAAGTATTTGCTCAATGTGAGGTTGCTAAATTATCTTATGACATTGCAGAAGCGATGATTGAGGAAAGGACTAAAGAATGAAACTCAAATTACATTCGTCTGTGAGAAATGTAGAAAAATAAAAAAGGAAATACCATGAGCCAAAAACGAATAAAGCAATTTAGAAACGTCACACGAAAACTTGCAAAAGAATTGCACTCTGAAATTGAACAGAGTGTAATTGATAAAATGATGTCAGAAAAATTTTCTGAACGCCTGGTAATCGCTTGGAAGATAATGAGAAAGAAAGTCGAGGTGAAAAAATGATTGGTATCGCAGAACATGGAGAAGAGTTTTTTAAAATGATTCGGTCTATATTTTCGATTAAAGAAATGACTTGTATGGCGTTAAGTTTTAATCAAATAGATAAAATGGAAAATGTCCGTGAGTTTAATTACGGTTGTTATCAAACGAAATGGGTTTATAATGAGAAAAAGAATACATTATATTTTACATTACCATTCTTAATTCTAGCAGAAATATTCCCATGCAGATGTGAAATCATCCCCCTTCTCGATCCAGACCCAGAGCATTTTTCAGAAAAAGCCTTGTGGTCAAAAGTGATAGGGAAAATTAATCGTTATGCTGAGACGGGAGAAATATGAAACCACGAGAACAGTTTAAGAAAGAGCCTGAAAGCATTCTCACTTATTTAACCGTTGAGCAATATGCTTTTTGTCAGAATAGCTTAAATATGAAAACAGCAAAATTAATCAAAATCGACATCTCAGCAAACAAAGCATGCAAACTCGAACACGTCATCATCGGTCAAAATCATTGCTCGTTTAAATGTGAGCATAATATTATGACGGACAGGAATAAAAATCTTGTTCTATGCTCATATCAAAAGGACAAAAAATGAAAACTCAAAAATGCAGTCATTGTAAAGAATTAAAATCAACTGATTTATTTTATAGAAATGTAAAAAATAAATCCGGATTAGATTATTACTGTAAAAAGTGCCGAAACTCTATGAATGTAACAAGAGCAAGGGAGAAACGGTGGGCTGTGGTTGAAAAGCCAGTTGAAGTCCCAGAGAAGAAAAAAATTTCTCGTCCTGAAATTAATGGCGGGAAACCTTTACTCGTGAAATATGATCCGTTCAATCGTCCTTGGATCTAATTTTTAGAATTTTCTAAAAAAGTTATTGACGGTACTCATCAGGATAATAAAGTAAATTATGGCAGAAATAAATCATACAGTCTTCGACAGGACTCTGGCGGAGATTGACAAAAAGCTAGAAGCAAAAAACTCAGGAATTCCGAAAAGAAATTATGTCGGCATGTCCTCAATCGGGAAAGAGTGCCAACGAGAATTGTGGTACACGTTCCGGCTTGCATCTCGTCGGCTCATCGGAGCGCGTGGAGTACGCGAGATTCAGGACGGTTTTACGCAAGAAGACAAAATGGCAGAGCGTCTTCGACTACTCCCCGGAATCGAACTACACACAGTAGACCCGAACACAGGTAAACAAATTTCATTTTCATTTCTTGACGGACACTTTTCAGGCCATGCCGATGGCGTGATAAAAGGCATTTTAGAGGCTCCTGAAAAATGGCATATCTGGGAACACAAATCAGTAAATGAAGAAAAGTTTAACAAACTAAAAAAACTCAGAATCGAACTCGGAGAAAAACAAGCCTTAAAAGAATGGGATTTTGTATACTGGACTCAGGCTCAATGCTATATGGCCGCCTCTGATCTGGATAGGCATTTCCTGACAGTCTCTACTCCCGGAGGACGAGATTACATTTCTGTCCGCACCGAACGATCATTGACAGCGATTGACGGGATACTCGAAAAAGCGCATGGGATTATTCACGGGAAAATTCCTGATAGAATTTCGAACAAACGTGAATTTTATTTATGCAAATTCTGTTCGCATTTTGGAGTATGCCATGATGGACAGACACCGCTCAGAAATTGCGGAACGTGTTCACGACGCACAATTTTAAAAGCCGGAAAATTTGGATGTCTATTTCGTGATAATATGGATACAATTGAGCCATGCGGAGAATATGAAATAAATTCAGATTTCGGAGTATCGGCAATCGTTGAATCAGGTTTCCGAGGCGAAAAAGTTGATGGCGTGAAAATACATGGGTGGAAATAAAAATGATTTATCAAAACAGATTACATTATTTATCTCAGATGCTGTGTCGTGAGTATACAGTTGAAGAAGCTGATAGAATATTTTCGATGGATAATGAAACTGCCGAAAAAACGTGGTATACTGTCGCGCTTGGAATTATTGCGAAAAAAGACTGGAAGGTAGAGATAATACGCCGGGCTGTTAAGATGTTTGCAAAAGTATGAAACCCCGTTACTATCAAACCGAAGCACTTGAGGCGACATGGGATTATATTAAATCCGGTGGACGTCGAGGCTTGATTGTCATTCCTACAGGCGGCGGAAAATCCTATGTGCAAGTAGGAATAATAGAACCTGCATATAATGAAGGGGCGAGGGTACTCTGCCTCACTCACGATCAAAGGTTGATTGAACAGAACTACAAAGAGATGGTTAATATCATTCCATTTGCTGACGCTGGGATTTATTCAGCCGGGCTAAATTCGCGGAAAACTGAAAATAGAATTATCTTTGCAGGGATTCAAAGCGTTTACAAAAAAGCTCTTCACCTCGGGGTATTTGATTTAATTATCGTTGACGAGGCTCATTTGATTCCTCAAAAATCAGAAGGGACTTATCGAACTTTTTTAAATAAAGAATTTGAAATAAATCCGAATCTCGTACTTTTGGGTATGAC